GCTGACTGAAGAAGCAATCGAAGATAACCTCTACGATTCTCTGTCTTCTCGTTATACGAAGGCTCTGGCCCGTGCAATGGCGTACACTAAGCAAGTTAAGGGTGCTAGCATCCTCAACAACGCATTTACTGGTTCAGGCGTAACTTACGGCGACGGTAAAGTATTGTGTGCGACTGACCACCCGCTTGTTTCTGGTGGTACCAACTCAAACCGTCCTACTACCGGCGCCGATCTGAACGAGACTTCTCTGGAAGCTGCTGTAATTCAGATTGCTGGTTGGACTGATGAGCGCGGTCTGCTTATCGCTGCCAAGCCTCGTAAGCTGGTTATCCCACCTGCGCTGCAATTCGTTGCTACCCGCCTGTTGGATACTGAGCTGCGTGTGGCTACAGCCGATAACGACATCAACGCAATCAAGTCAAACGGTTCAATTCCAGAAGGTTACACTGTTAACCACTATCTGACTGATACCAACGCTTGGTTCTTGATGACCGACGTACCTAATGGTCTGAAGCACTTCGTGCGCACTCCGATGCAAACCTCAATGGATGCCGATTTCGATACCGGAAACAGCCGGTACAAGGCCCGTGAGCGTTACAGCTTCGGCGTATCTGACCCACTGGGCATCTACGGCTCACCCGGCGCTTCTTAAGAAGAAAAGCAGTACTAGGATTGGGGGCTTAGGCCCCCTTTCTTTTTTGGTTAGTAGGGGGTGTATATGCCTAATACGAAAACTTGCAAAGATTGCAAGAAAACCTTACCCATAGAAGATTTTGAAATTCTTGAATCCCGGCATGGAGATGGTAAGAAGTATAGACGTTCAATCTGCCGCCCTTGCAAAACCAACCGTAAATCTAAACAAATTTCTACTTCTCCAGAAAGCTACTTGAAAACTTTGGCTACACAGCTACGTTCCAGCCGTCGTAGAGAAGGCGTGGTTTTTCAAGTAACCGATGAAGAAATAGTGTCCCTGTGGGCCAAACAGAACGGGCGCTGCGCCTTGTCTGGGGTGCTGATGACTTACCAAAGAGATGGCGCCTATGGCGACAGGAAGAAAAAAGAGTTTAACGCCTCAATAGACCGAATAAACCCCCAAGGCCCCTACGTGCGGGAAAACGTACAGCTACTCGCTGCTAGGGTAAACACCATGAAGCACACGCTTGGCGAAGATATGTTCATGTGGTGGGTTAAAACTATTTACGCACACAACTTTGAGTGATACTGTAAAACTGATGTATCTCCCTTAGAGACCTTGACCCGCCCGCTACCGGCGGGTCTTTTTTTGCTTAAGTATTGTGGACTTAGCTCCGAAATAGTGTATAGTAAACATACCGGGGTCATCCGGTGTATCTGACAGTCCCGGCTGACGACATGCAGACAGATGCACCCTAAAATTAACTCGCATGTGAGGATTCTCAAGATGGCGAATACTACCTTTTCCGGTCCGATCACCTCTAACAATGGTTTTGTTGGCGCGGTAACTGCGACTACTGTAACTGCTAGCAGCACTCTTGACGTAACAGGTGACGCTACTCTTTCCGGCACAGCTAACGTAATCATTATCCCTACTTCTGACCCGGGTGTTGCTGGTGCTATCTGGAACGACGGCGGTACTCTATCTGTTTCAGCAGGTTAATCCTTACTAACTAGAGGAGAAACCTATGTCTAGTTCAGATATTAGAACCAAACGAGTTGCTGCTGGTGGTACTGGCAGTTTGGCCGTAGGCCCAGCTCGTATACGCCAAGTCCAAGTGCTTACCAATGCTGTGGGTGCAGGGCGGTTGACTATTACTGATGGTAATGGCAGGGCTACGGTTTTAGATATTGATTTTGCAACTTCTGATTCGCATTCAATCAATATTCCAGACTACGGTATTCGCTGTGCAAGTGATGTCTATATCACCGCACTTACCAACATTACCGCTATGACGGTGTTCTACAGCTAATGGCTAAGCAAGTTGACAAGAAAGCAATGGCTTGTAACAAGCCGAAGAGAACTCCTTCTCACCCCAAAAAGTCCCACATTGTGAAGGCTTGCGAGGGCGGGAAGGAGAAGATCATTCGATTTGGTGAGCAGGGTGCTAGCACGGCAGGAAAGCCAAAAGCGGGGGAATCTGACCGCATGAAAGCTAAGCGCAAATCGTTTAAAGCCCGACACGGTAAGAACATTGCCAAGGGTAAGATGAGCGCAGCCTACTGGGCGGATAAGGTAAAATGGTAGTAAAATCAAGGACTGAGGTATGGACGAGCTTGACGAGTTCGACGAGTTCGCTGGGGATGACATCCCTATACCTTTACTTTTTCTATACATTTTACAAGCTTCGCAAGGCACCTATTCGCCCGCAGAGGTAGAGGAATTGTATTTGATAATACAGGCATACATGGAAGAAGCCCCCTCTGGACAAATAGTGGCCCTAAAAGGCGGTAAGAACGATGCCAAGCACGAGTAAGAAACAACACAATTTCATGGCGGCGGTGGCTAATAATCCCGAATTTGCCGAGAAGGTAGGAATCCCACAGAGCGTAGGAGAAGATTACGTGAAAGCGGATAAAGCAAAAGGCAGGTATAGTTGTGGCGGTGATGTCCACAAAATGAAGAAAGGCGGTAAAGTCCGTGGCTGCGGTTGCGCTAAGAAAGGGCTGACTAGAGGCACAATGCGATGATGAAATGCCGGGGCATGGGGAATATGAAGCCCATAGCTTTTAAAGAAGGCGGCACGGTGAAAGACGAGTGTTACCGTAAGGTGAAGTCTCAATATAAAGTTTTTCCGTCCGCCTATGCCTCCGGCGCGATAGCCAAATGTAGGAAGGCAAAAGCCCGTGGCCGTTCGTAAGACAAAGAAAGGGGCCGCCCTAAAGCGGTGGTTCAAGGAAGACTGGAAGGATGTCCGGACAGGCAAAGAATGCGGGCGTCAGAAGGGCGAGAAGCGGGGAACCCCGTACTGTAGGCCGACAAAACGCGTCTCCAGTAAAACGCCAAAGACAGCAGGCGAGATGACTGCGGCAGAGAAAAAGTCCCGTATAGCGCAGAAAAAGCGCCTAGGGCAACCGGCAGGGGCGCCCAAAAGGGTTAAACCGCTGAAGAGGAAGAAATAATGGCTACATCTGGCACAGCAACATTTAACATGGACTTCACCGAAATTGCGGAAGAAGCGTGGGAGCGTGCCGGTATAGAAATGCGTTCTGGTTACGACCTGCGCACTGCTCGTAGGTCTATGAATTTATTGACTATTGAGTGGCAGAACCGTGGTATCAACATGTGGACTATCGAGGAAGGCACGATCAACCTCGTTCAAGGCACTGCCACATACGACCTGCCCGCTGACACTATTGACCTTCTTGAACATGTTGTACGTACAGGAGCGGGTAATGTCACCACACAGTCAGACCTGAACATTACGCGTATCAGCGTCTCTACCTACTCAAGCATCCCGAACAAATTAAGCCAAGGCCGCCCTATACAGATATACATCGACCGAGGGCAGGCAAATCCTTCTGTGACTGTATGGCCTGTGCCAGATCAGGGGACGTTAGCGTCACCCTACTACATTATTAAATATTGGCGTATGCGCCGCATACAGGATGCTGGGACAGGGGTAAATACCGCCGATGTCAACTTCCGTTTCTTGCCCTGCCTCGTTGCAGGGCTTGCGTATTATATAGCGCAGAAAGACCCAGAATTGATGCCTAGGATTCCTATGCTACAGACAGAATACGAGCGACAGTTTGATTTGGCTGCCCAAGAGGATAGAGAGAAAGCATCCCTTAGTTTGGTGCCTCGTGTATATGGGGTGCGGTAGGTATGGGGTATAAATACGCGTCTGGGCAAAAAGCCCTAGCCATCTGTGATGTTTGTGGGTTTCAGTATAAACTTAGAGAACTCAAAGAGTTAGTAGTAAAGGACAAGCGGACCAACATTAAAGCCTGTCCAGAATGTTGGAACCCAGACCAGCCGCAGAACAAGTTAGGAGAGTTCCCAGTATACGACCCCCAAGCTATACGGGACCCAAGGCCGGATTCTGCGGAACTCACAGCAAGTCGGGATATTCAATGGGGGTGGGACCCAGTAGGACTAAACGACCCTTTTGGACTTACACCAGACAATTTGGAAGGTAGAGGCGCCGTAGGGACCGTAACAGTAACTACGAGCTAGGAGACAGAAATGAAAACGAAGTCACGATCAAAAGCAAAAGCTCCGAAGGTTATCGAGTTTCCTAACGAGCCAGTAAAGTACAGCGTTGCGGATTGCTGCAACCAGCCGCCCAAAGACATGAAAACCAAGGGTGTAAAAACTCGGGGTAACGGGGCGGCAACCAAAGGCATTATGGCCCGGGGCCCAATGGCGTAAGGAGTAGGGTGTGAATTACACCGATCTGAAGACCAATATTGAGGACATTTGCGAGCAGTCGTTTACGGACGCGCAGCTTGCTATGTTTACCGATCAGGCTGAGCAGAAGATATATAACACTGTTCAGATTCCTGCGTTGCGTCGTAACCAGACGGGTAACTTGACCTCTGGCAACAAGTATTTGGTGTACCCTACGGACTTCTTATACCCCTTCTCTTTGGCGGTTATAGACGGTGACGGCAACTACACCTACTTGCTGAACAAAGACGTTAACTTCATACGAGAAGCGTATCCCGGTCCTACGGATACTGGTACACCTAAACACTACGCAATATTTGATGATACAGCGTTCATCATAGGCCCAACACCTGATGATTCCTATCAGGTTGAGTTGCATTATGGCTACTACCCCGAGTCTATCGTTACTGCCGGTACTACTTGGTTGGGCGACGAGTTTGACTCTGCACTGCTTAACGGCGCTTTGATCGAGGCTATACGTTTTATCAAGGGTGAGCCGGATATGGTTGCTCTGTACCAAAAGATGTATGTCGACGCTATTGCGTTACTCAAGAATCTCGGCGACGGCAAGTTGCGTGAGGATATGTATCGTTCTGGTCAACTCAGAATAGAACCAAGATAATTTAATAGGAAATAGAAATGGCTATCACACAAGCTATGGCTACATCGTTTAAAGTTGGCGTGCTTGATGGCACTTTCGACTTTAGCAGCGACACTGCTCAAACTTTTAAAATTGCTCTTTACACTTCGTCAGCTACTCTGAATGCCACTACCACGGCGTACAGCGCGACAAACGAAGTTGCGGGCACAGGCTACAGTGCGGGTGGAAACACGCTGACTATCACTACAAATCCGACTTCTAGCGGCACAACTGCTTACTTGGATTTTGCAGACACTACGTGGTCTACAGCGACTATTACTGCTCGCGGTGCTTTGATTTATCTGGCAAATGGGGGCACAAACCCCGCCATTGCAGTTCTTGATTTCGGTTCCGATAAAACTTCAACTTCGGGCGACTTTACCATTGTGTTCCCGACTGCTGATGCGAGCAACGCGATTATACGTATTGCCTAATTGTGTTTTTCTCCGGAGATATAGCATATGGTTAAGATGGTAAATCGCGCCAAGATGTCTACCGCTACGACGGGGACAGGGACAATTACGCTTGGTTCTGCGGTAACGGGGTTTCAGACGTTTGCAGCCGCTGGGGTAGTTAATAACGACACCGTTCGATATACAATCGAAGACGGCACTGCGTGGGAAATAGGCACTGGTACCTACACTGCCGCAGGTACTTTACTCGCTCGTTCACTTGAAAGTAGCTCGACAGGTTCCTTGCTTGATCTGTCGGGTAATGCGTCTGTCTTCATAACCGCTGCTGCGGCAGACCTTCAAAGTGATACAGCTAACACTGCCTCTACACTGGTCGCTAGGGATGCCTCTGGTAACTTTAGTGCGGCTGCAATCACAGGCACCACAGTCAACGGCACAGTAGGCACATTCACCACCTCTGCCGTAATCAACTCAGACATGACTATTACTGCCGGGAGCATCCTCTCAGCAAGTGGCAGCATTACCTTTGGCAACGAGAACTTAGTCACTACCGGAACCTTCGGCTCTGGCGCGGCGACTCTTGGTGCCACCACAGTCACCACTCTTGGCGGAACAGGCGCACTCTCCGGCTTCACCACGGGCGCATTCTCTAGCACCCTTACAAGTGGTACGCACACAATATCCTCAGACCTTGCATTGGCTACAGGTTCAATTACGTCTGCAAGTGGTGCTATTTCCTTTGGCAATGAGAATCTGACTACTACAGGAACTTTTGCTTCTGGTGCAATAACTAGTTCAAGCACGATAAGGGCAACATCTTCTGGTGTAGCAATATCGAACACAACTAGTAACTATGGTGGATTTACCAGTGTTGGTGTGCGTGGTATTGCACAATCTGCTC